TTATCACCAAGCTTTGCAATTTCCTGTTCACGGCTTACAGTTTCTGCGGCACCGTTTTGCGCGCTAAGTAATTCCCAGGCTTCACCAAATGCTTCTTGACTCATGTTAGTCTTTGATGCAAATTCAGTTAATTCTTGTAGTAGCGCATCGTTACTTTCAATACCTTCTGGCCCTGTGTAGCCATCTTTGGGTGCGCCAGTAAATCCGCCAAACTTCTTTTCCAGTTCTGTGTATGCCTTTGCTTGCTCGGCAACAGATTTGTATTTGTCTGCTTTATACCAATCTGGAGTATCGCCTGAGCCTTTAACATTTTCTGTTAAAAAATACTCACCTTCTCCAAGTGTTGGAGTTGCGGCATCTAGTAGGGTATCGCCAGGTTTAGTTTCTGCGGCCTGTTCTGTATTATCTAACATATTACCTCCACGGTAATTTTATCGTACTTCAGCTTGCTGTACTTGGTTGATTAAAAATTGAACTACCCCGCTTTCACCATTATGGTATGCGGCTTCGTAGTTAGGGTTCTGGGAACCAAAGGGTGTAGCGTTTTGAAAAATAAATCTTTGAGTTAAATCTGCCAGCACTCTCTTGCCATCATCAGTGCCAAAACACCTGTGATAGGCTTGAGCTAATTCAGCAGCCTTATATCTGGCTGCCTCATTAGCTTTTTGTGCATTAGTGGCATTAAAGTCGCCTTTGTTTATTGTATCCCAACTCATAATGCAGTTTGACCTTGCTGTGGTGGTGGACTAGAAACGTCCATGCCTTGCTGTGCTGCTTGAGCGCCAGCTTGGATTATTTGCGCTTTCTCTGACTCACTGCGAACTAATTCAGCCGGTACGCCAGTTTTACCAGCAACCCAAGTACCAAAATCTTCTAGCTTAAATCCAATCTTAGCTTGATCTGGGCCAGCAGTTTGTAGCACAAAAGCTACAGCTTGCTGAACGCTAATTATGTCTTCACCGTCTTGCGCTTTAGCCAATGGGGACAAAAATTTAATGTCAACATCTCGGTTATCAAGCTGAATAGGAGAAATAATACCACGACGAATTAGAATTGCAGCAACACGCTTAATAATCGGAATCAAAACTTCTGTTTGCAACCGACCAAATGCAGATCCAATACGCTTTGCAATCTCACGAGACTCAATAGCAACTTCAGTAGCAGAGCGAACAGCGCCACTAGGGTCACGCAAGTCGTTAAACAGTGCTCGTTTAATAGCCATCTGCATGTCATTAATCTGAAACTGGGCCAACTGTAAGTTAGATCCGGTATCCAAACGCTGAATAGACGGATTGCTTGAATTGTTAGAGCCTACAGGAATAACAATGCCAGGGCTAATAACCAAATTGTACGGGTTAGTCACACCATCATCAGTGGCTGTGTACATGCCAGCTAAATCAATAGCAGCTTTTTGCAAAACAAACTCTTTAGCTTTGTTTAACGAGCGTACATCAGGTAATGCTTGCAGTGCAGGGCCACGACCACGGATTTCACCAGACACTTTAGAGTAACGGCCTGTTACCCAAGGGCTTGACGCACCAAAATCTTGCATCCAGCTTATCTCATCGTCACCTTTTACCCACAAACAGCCATAATATGTTTTAGTTTTAGGCATAAACACGACACCTTCACTAACAGACACTTCAGTATCAGGCTTTTTGTCAATAATTTGCTGTACGTTTTCAGATGCTTTAAAGCCACGCCACTTACGCTCTAGGTTTCGAGCCTTAACTTTAAATCTACGCCAGTGAGTCTCTACATTTCCGTGTGGCCCTTCTTCAAATGCAATACCTTTTTGCGGAATAGCACTAAAAATGATGGGCATATCTTCATCATCGTCTTCATCTATGCGTAATGTCCCTGTGCCAATAAGCAAATCAAGCGCATGCTCATAGAATTGGGTAGCAAAGTTAGAGCGGTTAATGAAATCAAAGATAGTTTCGGCTTGATTTTCAAGGTTTTTGCGGATATCTTCTTCAGATACGTCAAATTCGCCAGACTCTAAAAGGCGAAGTACGCGGTCAGATGGGGCAAAGGTAGCCCAGCGCGACCAAATAGGCGCAATGTTTTCTTGCAGCTTACTGGCACCTTGCTGAATAGCTTCCAGCGCAGTTGAATCAAAAATGCGATCCATTTTTTTCTGGCCTGGGGTCATTTCATCAAACAAATTGCGATTAGGCAGAAAGTATTCATAGCAGTCATCAAGCGTGCTATGCCACATGTCATCCCTTTCAAAAGCATTAGCCTCTCGCTTTTTTAGGTCACTAAGAGAACCAAGCTCTTTAGGCAATTCCATTAACGATAACCTCTAAGGTTAGTGTTCATTAAAGATGTTGGAGGCAATCCAGTTTTGTTAGAGCTAGAATTGTCAGCTCCTTTAACTTGCTTTGCCGCTGCTTGCTTGGCAGTTCCCAATAGTGACTTAGTACCCAAACCGCCGCGAGCTACTGCTTTTAATCGCTTTTCGTTTTTAGCCATTTCTTCGTCTAACTGCATTCCCTGTCGAGCAATCATTGCTTGATCTGCCGCTGATG